AGGCTTCTGACACGCGCAAGACTAGATTGTCTCTTGCGCAAATCAACCGCATTAGAAAATCTAGCGAGCTCCATAAGAAAGAACAAGCTAAAGACCTTGAGTTTGTAAAACAAATGTACGGTGGTACTGGAGAAGAAGAGGCATTGTAATCAATGCAAAAACTTGCTTTTATACTCGGAAATGGTGTCAGCCGAAAACCAATTGACATTCCTACCTTAAGAAAAAACGGCACTGTATACGGCTGTAATGCAATATATCGAACTGATAGAGTAGACTACCTTGTTGCTGTTGACAACAGAATGGTAACAGAAATAGTAAAGTCAGGCTATCAAAAGAAAACACCTGTCTACACAAATCATAAAAAGAACTTTGACAAATACGAAGGACTAAACTTCTTCAACCCAAGGCTTGGATGGAGCTCTGGACCTTCTGCGATGTTTCTAGCTTGTGAGCACAAACCAACACACGTTTATCTTCTTGGATTTGACTATAAAGGAGTTGAGGACGGTAAAAAAGTTAACAACATATACGCAGGCACACCTAACTATAAAAAGCAGGGAGATACTGCAACTTACTTCGGAAATTGGCTTAAACAGACTACAACTGTTATTAGGAACAACCCAGGAATACAGTTTACTCGAGTTATCCAGCCTGATAATTATTGTCCAGAGGAGCTAAATAACTTTGAGAACTTTAATACAATCCACTTAAAAGAGTTCTGCACGCACCTTAGATTCCCACCGATATCTCAAAACGGCTCGTTTTGAGCGCCTTTATCTGCTATTTTTATGGTTATTGTTAAATACAAGTGACAGCCTTACCATAGGTAAAAGATTTCAACAGGAGACATAACATGGCAGATTTAAAGAAATTTGAAGAAATGCTAGAGCGACTAATCAATGAAGATCGCGAAGGCGCACAAGAATTATTCCACGACATCGTTGTAGAAAAATCACGAGGCATCTATGAGTCACTTCTCGAAGACGAGCAAGAAGATGAAGATGTTGAAGAGTCAGAAGACGAAGATGACGACGATGACGAAGACATGAAAGAAGGCGAGTACGCTGACAAAGACGACGACGAAGACATGGATGAAGATTTCAACCTTGACGAGTTTGAAGTTGAAGCAGACCCAATGATGGGCGGCGACGCAACTGACGACATGATGGGCGACCTAGAAGGTGGCGACGAAGAAGGTGAAGTTGACTTCGATATGGACGTTGACGCAGACGGTGAAGAAGGTGACGTAGAGGATCGTGTTGTTGATCTAGAAGACGCACTTGACGAGCTAAAAGCAGAATTTGAAAAAATGATGTCTGGTGAAGAAGGCGATGAAGAAGGCGACTTCGGTGACGAAGAAGGCGACGACGATGCTGACTTTGGCGACATGGACGACGAAGGCGAAGAAGGCGAAGAAGGCGACGAAGAGGAAGAAGACGAAAGTTTCCAATTCGAAGCTAAGAAAGATAAGAAAGACGAAAAGAAAGCCGAGAAGAAGACTTCAGGCGAAGAGATGCGCGAATACGTAGAAAAAGTATCGGGCGGACACGGCGCTGAAAAGAAAGGTTCAGGCGACAACGGTGCTAACACTAAGTCAGCTGTTGCAGGACCTAACAAAATGGGAGACGGTACTACAGACAACATCGCACGTAGCGACGAGTATAGTAACGGCGAACATGCTGGCCTAGGCGATTTAAACGCTAAGGACCAAGACGCTGGTAACATCAATAAGCCAGGCGGTAAAGCAAGCAAGGCACAGAAGCCAGTCTCAAAAGGACACGGCGCTGAGAAGAAAGGCTCAGGTGAATCAGGCGCTTACGACAAGCCAATTATTGGTCACAGCAAAAAGAAGTAATAGGGACGTTAGATGAGAACTTTACAAGAGAATTTGACATTTGACCAAGCTGGAATGGTTATTGAGTCTGCTGAAAACGCCCAGGGCGGCAAGGACCTTTTTCTAAAAGGTGTTTGTATCCAGGGCGGGGTACGCAACGCAAACCAACGTGTATATCCTGTAAATGAAATTGGCAGGGCTGTCAAAACTCTCAATGATCAGATCACTGGAGGTTATTCAGTTCTTGGAGAAGTTGATCATCCCGAAGGTCTCAACATTAACCTAGACCGTGTAAGTCACATGATCACAGAAATGTGGATGGATGGACCAAACGGCTACGGCAAAATGAAAATATTACCAACACCTATGGGGAACCTAGTGAAGACAATGCTTGAAAGCGGCGTCAAGCTAGGTGTATCTTCTAGGGGTTCAGGTAATGTCTCAGAAGACGGTAGTGGAGAGGTTTCAGACTTCGAGATCATTACTGTTGACTGTGTGGCTCAGCCTAGCGCACCGGGCGCTTACCCTACACCGATCTATGAACATCTCATGAATACACGTGGCGGTATGAAGTCATATGAGCTAGCTGAAGCAGCGAAATATGATCCAAAGGCACAGAAATACCTTAAAGAGAGCTTATTAAATATTATAAGCGGGCTCCGATAAGCGAGGAGAAAAAGTATGTTGGACGCATTAAAATCACTCTTCGAGAGCACAGCAATTTCAGAAGAAGTAAAAGCAGAACTACAAGAAGCTTGGGACACGAAAGTTAAAGAAAATCGTCAACAAGTTACTGCTGAACTTCGTGAAGAATTTGCCCAAAAGTATGAGCATGACAAGCAAACAATGGTGGAAGCTATTGATGAAATGCTCAGCGAAAGACTAGCTGAAGAAATCCAAGAGTTTGCAGACGATCGCAAGCAATTGGCAGAAGCCAAAGCAAAGTACACACGAGCAATGCGTGAAAACGCAAAGCTAATGAAAGGCTTTGTTATGGAACAGCTACAGTCAGAAGTGGCAGAACTACACGAAGACAAGAAGGCTCAGGCACAGAAGTTTGCCAAGCTAGAAGAATTTGTAGTTGACGCTCTTGCACACGAAATTGCAGAGTTCTACGAAGATAAGAAAGACCTAGCAGAGACCAAAGTACGTTTGGTCAAAGAAGCTAAAGTACACTTCGGTAAGGTTAAGAAAGACTTTATTGAAAGAAGTGCTAAAGCAGTATCAGAAACAGTTGACAGTGCACTGAAAGGTGAAATTGGTCAGTTGAAAGAAGATATTGAAGAAGCACGCAGGAACGACTTCGGTCGTAAGTTGTTTGAAGCCTTTGCTTCAGAGTACTCAAACAGCTACCTAAATGAAAAGAGTGAAACTGCGAAGTTGATGAAAGTCCTCCAAGCAAAAGAAGCTCAACTTTCAGAAGCAAGGGCATTTGCCGCTAAGGCAAAGAACCTCGTTGAATCTCGTAACAAAGAGTACGGGAAACTGGTTGAATCGACACGTAGAAAAGAGATTATGAATGATCTAGTAGCTCCTCTTAATAGAGAGCAGCGAGAGATTATGACAGATCTTTTAGAAAGTGTTCAAACTGATAGACTTCAAAAGTCTTTTGAAAAGTACCTACCAAGTGTTATTGATGGCCATAAACCACAACAACGTAAGGCTGTACTATCAGAAGGCAAAGAAGTAACAGGCAATAAAAAGCAAGCAACAACTATGACACCAAAAGCAGACGATTCAAATGTACTTGAGTTACGCCGTCTCGCTGGATTGAACTAAGGAGAAAATGATGTCAGAACTTTTAGAATCACGCTGGCAGGATACCAAAACAGCTCTTCTTGAAGGCCTAACGGGTAACAAGAAGAATGTAATGGCTGCTACATTAGAAAACACACGCAAGCACTTGTCAGAGAGTGCAACAGCAGGCGCAACCAGCGCTGGTAACGTAGCTACACTTAACCGTGTAATCCTACCAGTTATCAGACGTGTAATGCCTACAGTAATCGCTAACGAGCTAGTTGGTGTTCAGCCAATGACTGGCCCTGTTGGTCAAATCCATACACTTCGTGTACGTTACGCTGACGGCGACAACGGCGCAAGTGCTGGTGAAGAGGCACTAAGCCCATTCAAGATTGCTGAAGCGTACTCAGGTGCTCCAGGCTCAGATAAGGCTCCAGCAGCTACATCAAGCCTAGAAGGGCAAGCTGGTAACCGCATGAGCATCCAGATCTTGAAGCAAACTGTTGAAGCCAAGTCACGCAAGCTATCAGCTCGCTGGACCTTTGAAGGTGCACAGGATGCACAGTCAATGCACGGCATCGACATCGAAGCAGAGATCATGGCTGCACTAGCACAAGAAATCACTGCTGAAATCGACCAAGAAGTACTATCAAGCCTTGAAAACTTGGCTGGTACTGCTAGCGAAACTTACGACCAAGCGGCTGTAAGTGGTACTGCTACTTTCGTAGGTGACGAGCACGCTGCACTAGCTGTTCAGATCAACCGCGTTAGTAACTTGATCGCTCAGCGTACACGTCGTGGTGCTGGTAACTGGGCTGTTGTTTCGCCATTCGCGCTAACAATCCTCCAGTCAGCAACTACTTCAGCGTTCGCTCGTACCACCGAAGGTACTTTCGAAGCTCCAACTAACACTAAGATGGTTGGTACTTTGAACAACGCTATGAAGGTGTATGTCAACACTTATGCTGCTGACAATGCTCCTGTTCTTATTGGTTACAAGGGTACAAGTGAGTCGGATGCTGCGGCGTTCTACTGCCCATATATCCCGCTAATGAGCTCAGGTGTTGTATTGGATCCAAGCACATTCGAACCAGTAGTTAGCTTTATGACACGCTACGGCTATGTCGAACTAAGCAACACTGCTTCGTCTCTTGGTAACGCAGCAGACTACCTAGGCAAGGTTGCTATCTCTAACGGTAACGTTAGCTTTAGCTAATACCTGCAAAGGTAATGAGAACGAAAATAGGTCCTACGGGGCCTATTTTTTTTGGCAGGAGACATAGTTACGAGATTGATAAATACTTGTGTCTATAATCGTGCCACATTCGGTGGACTTATGCGGAAATGACCCACCGCGTATTACTTAGAACGTAACCAAGGAGCAAACAAATGGGACGTCCAATTAATAAAAGATATTTAGGTAAGACTGCCGACGGCGGTGATCTTACAGGTGAAGGTAACTTCACTGCTATTGTGAAAGTAGGTACTAACACAGTGTCAGAAACTGGTATTATTATCAGTCAACGCGCAGAGACATTGTTTGTTGTAAACGATGCCGCTGACGGTTCAGGGAATCAAGGTTCATGTCGTCTTGTAGACAAAGACGTACCTGCAGATGACGAAATGGTTATTAAAGGCTATGTCTCTGACTCAGGGGACGGTGTAAACATTCGTAAGCTACAGAACAGAACTGTAATCGACTTTGACAACAACGTCTACACTTGGGAAATCCAAGACGATTCAACTGCAAACATCCTAGTATTAACTCAAGTTTAATTTATGGGGATTCGTCCCCATTTTTTAGGAATTACGAATGTCAAAGTTTTTAAACGTATCAACAGGTGATTATAAAGTAACAGTAGAAAACGGTGGAGACATTGTTTTAGATACTGGAGAACCTGGCCAGCCTGGTACAGTAATTGTTACTGGAGACTTAAACGTCAGAGGTGAAACAACTACTGTAAGTTCGATTGACTTAGTCATCGAAGACAACTTGATTGTTCTCAATAAAACAAGCGACGGTACTGAACTTCCGCTAACACGCGACGGCGGGACTGCTGGTATTGAAGTTGCTCGTATTCCAGAAGTTGGTGATCCAGATGACAGCGGCGTAAATGTATTTTGGGTATTTGATAAGAACCTAAAGTGGACTGACCCGCAAAACGGCGGTACAGTTGGAACAGGTGCTTGGACAGCGAGAAGCAACGACACGCTTGGTGACGTAATCGGTATTGAAGCAGTTAGTATTACTACTCCTGGCTCAGACTTAGTGTTACTCGGTGAGTACGCAGGTCCTGGCGGTAACGCAATCGGAAACCCAGGTAAGTTGACTGTTAGAGGTACTGTTGACTACGAAGATCGCATCGGCGACGACGATGATATTCCTAACGTTAAATGGGTTACTGATGAGATCACCGCACAGTTTTCGTCAGATTTCCAAAGAAGAATTCAGTCAGGAACCTTTGCTACAGCAGAGACTTACGTCGAAGCACAAGACGATACTGTAACCTCACAAGACAGTCGTGTGGTATTTGGCATCGACGGAAACGTTGTTGTAGACTATCGTATTGATAATGTCACTCTATACAATGTTAACATCGAAGGCAATAAAATACAATCGACAGAAACAAACCAAGACTTAATTCTAACTGCTAACGCTGTAGGTAGCGTTGTAGTAGACGACGATTTAATTCTAACAAAAACACCGCACAACGGTACTGGAATCGATGATCCTAGTGAACCATCAGACGGTGTTAAGCTGTATGTCAAAGAAGAGGGCCTCGGCGGCTCAGGCGTATT